CTTGCGTCCGTTAGTTTACGGAGATGATGTCATCATTGCTGTTGGTCCAAAGGTTAGAGGTATCTTCACCGCGAGGTATTATTCGGAGCGTGTAAAGAAACTCACAGGCCTTGGATTCACTACGGCAGCAAAGGGAGAAGTGAAGGATGACTTCATTTCTTTCGAAGAATGTTCGTTTTTAAAACGAACTTTTAGGAATAGTCCCTTGTTTGATCGCTTAGTGGCATCGCTTCCCATTGATACTTATCATAAGATGGTGTACTGGGAAATGAAGTCCAAGCATCAATCAAGACTTTCCATCAACGCTGATTCTATAAATTCTCTCCTTTTGGAGATAAGTTTTTCAGTGAAGAGTGTGAGGCATCTCGTTTCACTATATTTCCATTTTACGTGTGCTTTAGCAACGTCAGTGGGAATGAAAGTGGACGAAGTTTTGCCAACCATTCGACCTCCTTCAAAAGTCCTAGAGACTTTGAAGGCGCGTCCAGAAGCAATAAGCGAGGCAATTTTTCTGGAACGCAAATACGACGGAGAGCGTGAGCTCTGGGAGACCGTCGCTAAAGAACTTCTCGTCTCGCCCCAAGATTGTGGTAGAAATGAGCCCCTTCTTGAGGAATCCAAATCATTTACCATTACTTGTGAATCAGATGATACAAAGCATGATCTCAAAGAAGAAGAAGAAACTGTAAGAGTGAGAATTGATGATTCTCATCGTACAGGCTACATCGCTCTTCTAGAAGATTTGGCCCACGAGAGAATTCCAACCATCACACGAGCTGGAGTAGAGGATGAATTAAGACGAACCGAAACCCTACTTGAGCAAGTGTCTAATCCTTTTCCAGGAGTTCCTTGGCATCGAGTTGTTCGAACATCGACGTTCTGCACTAACCCTGAGGTTCGTGCCAGAGCGGAGAGGTACTACGGCCTTCTGGATAAGAAGATGGAACTAGAATCTCTTTTGAAGGTTATGCGCAAAGCTAACGTTTCTGAACTTGTCAGCGCAGAGGTGATACCCGAAGCAGACGATGCTAAATTTTCCGATGATGTTGTGGGCGATGTGGAAGTTTCCACAGCTCCCCCAGTTAAAACGGTAAAAGCATCATTCCAAGCGGACACCACTGTGAGTGACTTTCTGGGACGCCCAGTGCTTTTAAGCACTATCGATATGCCCGTTGACACTGTTACTAACGCTAGCATTGATGCATGGACTGTGTATTTGGCACAAGCCTCTATCAGGAGCAAGTTGCGCAACATTTCTATGCTCAAGGCGACGCTCTGTTTACAAATCAACGTTACCGCAATGCCGTATCATTATGGCATGATCATTGGGTCCTGGCAACCTTATGCTGCCAATAACCTCAACTTGCAAAAGGCTATTGGTAGGGCTAATGCCATGGTGCGCGTGAACTATATTTCACAAACATCCAACCGTTGCACCACTCTCGTTGGATCCAATGTACCTATGGTATTGAAGTGCCCATGGATTTTCGAAAGACCCATGCGCCGATTGTGGAACAATAGTTCTGCAGTTATCGGTTCAGTGACGCCTTTCGAGGACTTCAACCAGGCCGGAGAACTAATGATCTCTTCCGTTGGACCAATCGAAGCTGCAACAGGTGGCGCCGGTACTCCAACCAGCGTCTCAGTTGTAGTATATGGTTGGTTAGAAGATATCGAACTGGGTCCTCCAACCGGAACCATCACCACTATATCAGAAGGCGATGAGAGGAAAGTAGGACCAATTGAGAATATAGCTTCGAACGCTGCTGACATTGCGGATCATTTATCGCACATTCCCGCGATCAGCCCTTATGCAATGGCTAGCAGCATGGTCTTGCGAGGAGTCGAACAATTGTCTGCCTTGTTTGGTTTTTCTGAACCGACTGTCTTGAATGACGCTGTACGCATCAAGAACAATGGGTTCCAGAACGGCTGTCAATCTGTTGGATGGGATACGGGTGTCAAATTGACCCTCGACCCTCTACAGGAGTTGACGGTTAGTCCTGGAGTCATAGGAAAGGCTGAGGATGAATTGTCCATTCGCTATTGGACGATGAGACCTACTATTTATGATAGGATCAGCTGGCAGACTTCTGATGAGACGTTGGTCCCATTTGCTTCGTTCAATGTCAATCCTAACATCGTTACTGTCGACATTGCTGCTAACACTTACATTCAACCGACTCCGCTGTCATTCTTGTCCAGGATGTTCAAATCCTGGCGTGGATCGATAACGTATAAGTTTACTGTGGTGTGCAGCCACTTTCACCGAGGTAAGATGGTCGTGATGTGGGAGCCTAACACAGCACAGACTACTTTGATCGACGCTGCGTTGGATTTCAACAAGCAACAGACCAAAGTGATTGACATACAGGAGCAGACAGAATTCACTATAAAGGTGGAGTTTGCTAATCGGAATGTTTGGCTATCAGAAGGACAAGCTAACGGAAGACTAAAGCTTGTGCCTTTAACCGAACTTCAGTCGCCGGATGGATCTTCAGTTCATTTGGTGGTAGAGGCTTGGTCAGAGGACATGATCTTCGCTCTTCCTCATGATGGGAATTTCTTGTCGTATTACAACGGAGTTATCTCCGAAGGAGATGACTCGAAGCACGTTGTGGACGCGACAATTAATCCCGTCAAATCTAATTTCGAACATGTTTCACGCGTAACATACGGAGAGATACCTGTGTCTCTCCGTAGTCTCCTTAAACGTTTTGTGACAGGATATGATGCTAGATTAGCATCAAATCCATCCAATCACAGAATGATACAGGTGGGAACCCCACTGTATCGAGACATTCGAAATTCTTTCACTGTGGCCACAGGCCACATCGTGACGCTTTATGATCTCCTTAATCAGTGCTTTCTAGCAAGGAGAGGAGGTCTCAAGTATCGCATTCAAACAATATCCACCGATATGATTTGTAACCCTAGCAATATAGGTTCCGTGAATATGGCTCCGAGCAACAACACGCTCAAGTCAAATTTGGTTACCATAGCTTTTGCAGGGAACAATGAGTATAGAACGCTGTGGGGTGGAG